GTTACGTCCAGGAAATGGGTTTCCAACCTGGCGATGAGTTTGAAATCAAACTCGGGCGGAAGTCTGTTACCCTCGCCGCTATCTAAACTGATTCAAAACCTGCGGCATAACAGTGGTCTACACAGGCTTTAACCATTACGATCGCCAGATCACGTCTAGGGTTGCTCACGTTAACGACCCTAACGCTGCGTGGCGTAATCAAGAGCCCCACTGGATCCTGTTAGAAGACCTAATCGGCGGCACGTATGAACTGCGGCGCCGCCATCGCAGGTACTTGCAGCAAGAACCACGCGAGCTGGACGAGAGTTACGATAATCGTCTGGCTCGTTCGGTCTGCCCTCCTTATTACCAACGTCTTGAGCGGATGCTGGCGGGCATGTTAACCCGCAAGCCTGTCAGGCTCAATGATGTTTCAGATTTGGTGCGCGAACAACTGTTCGACGTTGACCTGCAAGGCAATGACCTCAACGTCTGGACATATGAAACTACGCGCAAAATGGTCCGTTACGGTCATGTAGGTGTGTTAGTGGATGCGCCTGCTGCTGGCGAAAATGGCAGGCCGTATTGGGTGAGTTATACCCCGCGTGAAATCTTGGGGTGGCGTACTGAAATGATGGATGGCGCTCAGCAAGTTACTCAGCTTAGGTTGCTAGAAAAAGTAATCGTGCCTGATGGTTTGTACGGCGAAAAGGAAGTTGAACAGGTGCGTGTGTTGACGCCAGGCGCTTTTGAAATCCATCGTCGTGATGAAAAAGGTAGCTACACAATTTACGACCAGGGCAACACGACTCTGACCCAGATTCCTTTTGCGGTGGCTTACGCTAATCGTGTGAACTTTATGGAGTCACGCCCGCCGCTAGAGGACATTGCCGAGCTAAACCTCAAAGCCTACCAAGTGCAATCTGATCTGGACAATCAGTTGCATATTTCTGCCGTGCCAATGCTTGCATTTTTTGGCTTCCCATCTGCGCCAGAAGAAGTATCCGCTGGTCCTGGTGAAGCTATTAGCTTCCCTAGTGACGGCAGAGCAGAATACATCGAACCAGATGGCAAAAGTTTTGAAGCGCAGTTTCGCCGTTTAGAACAAATTGCAGCGCAAATTAATGAACTGGGTCTGTCCGCTGTTCTGGGTCAAAAGTTGAGCGCAGAAACCGCAGAAGCGAAACGCATTGATCGCAGCCAAGGCGATAGCACCATGATGGTCATTGCTCAAAATATGCAAGACCTGATTGACAACTGTTTATCCTTCCACGCCGAGTATTTGAACATTCCTCAAGCTGGCAGCAGTTACGTTAATCGTGATTTCCTTGGCGCCAGATTGGAACCTGCAGAAATCCAGTCGCTGTTGTCGCTTTATACCGCTGGCACCATCACGCAAAAAACACTGCTCGACCAGCTTTATGAGGGTGAAGTCTTGGGTGATGAGTTTGACGTTGAAGAAGAACTGGAGGCAACGCAAAATGGCGGGCTCATTGAAATGGCTGCACCAGAGCAAGATGCAATCAGTTCAATCCCAGAAGAATCTGCAGAACCAGAAGACGAAGACGAAATCCCGGCATGATGTATCCATGCTGTTGCTGCAGTCCAATGGGCGCTTCTAGACCACGCAGGCAAGTCCTGTTCTGCAGCCAAAAAGACATGCCCCCTCATGTCTTTGCCGTCATTCGTGTTTCCTGGTACAAACAAGGTAAACCTGACAGCGTCGAGGAAATCCAGATGAAAGGCAAGCTGAATGATGAAATGGTCGAGGCAATACAAGTGGTAATCGAACGAGCACTAAGGAATGGCGCAGACGTTTCTGTATTGACTGCACACGACCCAAAAGAACTTGGCATTGACTGAACGTGGGAACACCATCAAGCCTTTACCGCAACGCGATTGATCTGAATCGTTACAGCAACAGCGTTGCCAAAGGCATTGTTAGTGCTTACAACGACATCATTGTTGATGCTGTTAATCAGCTACGCACTATTGATGAGTTGACTGCGCCAGTCAAGGCTGCAAGGCTAAGGGCAATTTTGGCTCAGCTCAAAACATCGCTTAGCACATGGTCTGGCAGCAGCGTCCAGACTCTTACCGGCGAACTGCAAGGCTTAGCTCTTTTGCAATCTGAGTTTGTTACTGATCAACTGGCGCGTGCATTGCCAGCCGGAGCACGCAACATCGTGAATACGGTTGAAATCAGTCCGCAGTTTGCTCAGTCAGTTGTCACCACTGACCCGACACAAATCAATGTTGTAACCCTCAGCGACGACTTGGCTGCTGCTGTGCAAGGTGCACCCCAAACTTATAGCCTCACCGCCGCCAAGGGTGCCACCATCACGCTACCGAATGGAGAAGTGGTAACCAAAGCTTTTAACGGCATTGTCGAATCACAAGCTGAATTGTTTTCGCAGGTCGTACGCAATGGTTTGCTCACCGGCGAAACAACACAAGAAATCGCCAAACGTTTGAAGGGTCGGTTGCAAATTGGACAGTCAGGTAGCGTCAGGCAAATTACCGAAGCCGGTGGTCAAGTCACCAAAGCAGCCAACAGCCAGGTAACGACCCTTGTGCGAACCAGCATCAATCAAGTTGCCAATGCTGCCAGCCAACAGGTGTACGAAGCAAATCAAGACATCACCAAAAAATACAGGTACACGGCAACGCTTGATATGCGTACGTCACCCATCTGCCGAGCACTCGACGGGCAAGAGTTCCCCTACGGCAAAGGTCCAACACCACCGCAGCACTTCAACTGCCGTTCTACAACAGTTCCAGTCATTGACTACGACGAACTTGGTTTTACCCCGCCACCACCAGGGCGTCGTGCAAGCATGGATGGTCCAGTGCCAGCTAACACGACATATGGTCAATGGTTGAAGGAGCAGTCCGCTCAAGTAAAAGCTGAAGTCTTGGGCAAAGAAAAGGTTCGGTATTTTGACTTACTGTCAGAAAAGTACGGACCGCAAAAGGCTTTAGCCAAACTGGTTAGCACTGACGGTTCAGAGTTAACCTTGGACCAACTACGTAAGCGTTATGGAGCGTCCGATTCTTAAATACACCTACGCCGACGGGCATCAGGCTTCCGAGTTTTTTACCGTTACGGTCAATGGCAAAACTGTTGATGCAAGGCTGACGGTTTATCACGACGGCACAGAGGTTTGGTGCGATAGGAACGGGCTACCATTAGAGCAACCGCCAACGACCGATGGCAAAGAAACCAACCAAAGCCGAGAAGAAAATCGGCAGGGTGATGAGGGAATACAAAGAAGGTCAACTGCACAGCGGAAAACCGGGACCGGGAAAGGGTCCAACCGTAAAAAGCCGTAAGCAGGCAATCGCAATCGCTCTGTCTGAAGCAGGCAAAAGCCGTAAAGGCAAAGGTAAGAAAAAATGAAACGCGGTGATCGTGTTAGCTGGCTTTACCAGGGTGTTCGCACCTATGGCGTCGTAACCGGCATCGGTGGGGAACGCGCCACCATCAAAACCGAAAGCGGTGGTAGCGTTACTCGTGTTGGGAGCCAAGATGATCCGATCGTGCGGATCAAATCTGAATCCACCGGCAACTCTGTTATCAAGAAACGCTCTGAGCTGCAGGCTGCACCACGCAAATGATCACGTATCGCGGCGAACAGTTTGACGGCTACAACAAGCCAAAGCGGACGCCGAAGCATCCAACCAAATCACATGCCGTACTTGCCAAGGAAGGCGATCAGGTCAAACTGATCAGGTTCGGTCAGCAGGGCGTTTCAGGCTCACCGCCGCGAACAGGAGAATCAGAAGCAGCGAAAGCACGCCGAGCATCTTTCAAAGCTCGTCATGCCAAGAACATTGCCAAAGGCAAAATGTCTCCGGCTTACTGGGCAGACAAAGAAAAGTGGTAGTCACGCGGCTTCTTGGTTGGTAATCCAATCTTTAAGCTCCGCCACGTACCATCGCAGGTCTTGAGCTTTGGCGGCGTGCCAACCGTTACCAGTCGAACGGTATTGCTCCATGTGCCGGTCAATAGCCTTCAGGCACTGATGGATCATCGGGTTCCACGGTTCCCGTACAACCGTGTTCCACTCCCGTTTTGACATTCTTGGCTACCAACCACTAATCTAGGTCCGCACTAAACCCTGTGGGTTTTCATGTCCGAAGAACAGCAGTCTCCTGTGGAGCAAACTGCAGACA